CTCCTAGTCGGCATCGCGGTCGGCGTGGCCTCGCTCTACGCCATCCTCAGAAAGAAGTCCCCGCCCCACGACCCTTAAAACTTAATTCTTAAAACTTAAAACTCCCTCCCCCCCATGAATAAATTCCTCTCGCACTTAAAACAGCCCTCCACTTTTCGCGGCCTCGCTGTCCTCGGCGGCCTCGCCGGATTGAGCTTGTCGCCGCAGCATTGGGAAAGCATCGGCAGCGCCGTGGCAGCGATCATCGCTTTGATCGAAGTATTCCGCGACGAGAAGAAATGACCTCGCCCGCCCAGATCGCCGCCACCGGCCTGCTGCTCGGCTACATCTTTCTCTGCATCTCCTTCCTCACCGGCTGCTCCACCCTCGGCGTCAGTCTCGAAACCGACTACGGCAGGTTTTCTTACACCCTCCCCGAGCTGCCCGCCCTCAAGGATAAATAACCACAGAGGACACAGAGAGCACAGAGGGAGAACTTAAAACTTAAAACTTAAAACCTAAAACTCCCCATGCTCCCCCCGAGCCGTCCACAACAAGCCAAGTCGAAAACGCAAGCCCTGCTGACAAAAGCTCGCGTCGCCGATGAGGTCGCGCTGGTGGGCATTCGCGGGTATTACCGAGACAGCATGGGCGAGGTCGGCAAGAACGACCGAGGCATCTACGACGACGCGATTTTTCTCATCTCGCCCAACGCCTACGCCACCTTCAATGCGAACACCGATCCGTCGATCCGCCGCGCAGGCATCGCCGTTCTGAAGCCCGGCGTGCATCGCTACCGCAAAGGCAAGCACGGCCTGTCAAAGCCCGGCGGCGGCTACCCCGCCCTGCGGCCCGCAACGCCTGGCGAACAACTCCCCGTGACCCGCGACGGCGAAGGCGACAGCATGGGAACCGCCATCAACCTGCACAAAGGAGGCTACAACACTACGAGTTCGCTCGGCTGTCAGACGATCCACCCCAGCCAATGGCCCGCGTTCGTTGCCCTGGTCTACTCCGAGATGGACCGCGCCAATCAGAAAACCATCCCCTACCTGCTCGTCGAGGAGGAAGCATGAGCCGTCTCCGCAAACCCAAAACCTCCCCACCGAAAGACCGCGAAGCCGTGCTGCTCCAAGTCCGGCAGCTCCTCGCCGAGCATTTCGATGTCGGCCTCTGCATCGTCTCATGGGAAGCGGAGGGCGAGACTTTCTACATGGATCTAAAATTCGGCAACGATTACGCCGCCCGCGCCCTGTGCCGAGAGGCCGACGAAATTTTGTGGCCTTACGAAACCGAAGACGAAGACGAGGAGGACGAAGAATGAAAACCAACAAATTGCAAAACATCGTTCACGCAAGCCAAGTCACCGCCGCGCAGAACGAAGCCGCCCAAGCCCGCTCCCAGCTCGAAGCCGAGCGCCGCGCTCACGCCGAGACGATCAAAGCTCTGGAGCGTTCGCGTTTCACCAAAGCCCCTCGCAAGGTCACGCCCGCCACATCGAAGGCCGGAACCGGCGACATCATCGAGGTCATTTTCTCCGATGTCCACGGCAACAAGCACGACCCCGCCGCGATGGCTGCCTTCCTCGGTGATCTCAAATCCCTCAACCCCGACCGACTCATCATCGGCGGCGATTTCATCGACTGCGGCGGCTTCCTCGCCGAGCACCACACGCTCGGCTATGTCGCCGAGACCGAGGATTCCTACGAGGACGACATCGCCGTCAGCAATTCCCTGCTCGACCAAATCCTCGCCGCCGCCTCGCCCTCCGAGGTTCATTATGTAGAAGGCAACCACGAATGGCGCGTCGAGCGGTGGGCGCTCACCCAACGCCTCGCGCACCACAAGGATACCGACCTGCTCCGCCGCACCTTCTGCCCCGAGCATGTGTTGAGGCTCAAAGACCGAGGCATCCGCTACTACCACCAAGGCAAAACCCACGGCGACTGCGACACGCCAGGCTGGGTCAAAATCGACAAGGCGTTTTTCGTTCACAAAATCAGCAACGCCCGCGACGCCGCTGGACAAGCCATGGCCAAGGCCGCTGCGAATATCGTTTTCTTCGACACCCACCGCGCCGCCTACAAGCCCATGCACCTCCCTGGCGTCGGCCTCATTTCCGCATGGAACCCCGGCTGCCTGTGCAAACGCCAGCCCCTCTACGCCAACGCCCGCCCCACCGAGTGGACGCATGGCTACCTCGTCCGATTCATCAGCAAAAAGACCGGCAACTTCCAGATGGTAAATGTCACCATCAACGAAGGCACCAGCTACGCCAGTCTCCTCCTCAAACCCAAGTCCGCATGAACAAACTCGCCGCCATCGCCCTCAAGCACAAAGCCCTCAAATACGGCATCCCCGCAAACCAAGGATGGCTCACCCGCCAGCAAGCCGCCCGCCAACTCGGCTGCCCCGAGCGCAATGTCCACGACCTCCTGCGCGACGCCATAGAAGCCCGCGACATCGAGACCAAAAAATTCAGCGATTGGGACGCCGCCACCATGCGCCCCGTGCAAGTCACCTGCTACCGCATCATTGAGCCCGGCACCCCCAAGCCCGCCAAATCCTCGCCCCAAGCCATCGCAGGCATTCCGGCCCATTTGCTCGACCGGGTGCAAGCCGTCCTCGCCCGCCATCGCGGCAAGACCCCCAGCCAACTTGCAGACCTGATGCGATTCAAAGGCGAGCCGCGCATCAGCGCTAAAGCCATCCGCGCCCTCCTTGACAACCATCCGCAGAATAAAAGGTAGATGCCCGACGATCAGACCATAGTCGAAGGCGATGCCGGATTCCTCGGCATGGCCTCCCGCCTCAACCCGCTGCAACTCCAGCCGGGCATGGTCCAGTATTGTGAAAACATGCGCCTCGACCGAGGCGTGGCTCAGACGCGCAAAGGCGCGAAGCGGCTGGGTGATGGCATATCGGCAGGCACGCAGCCTCTCACTTTGCCCTTCGTTCTGGATGCCAATGCCCGTGTGCGCACGATCTACAGCGGCGGCATCTTCGCCTCGGGCGTTTTCTCCTCGCCGAACTACGACGACGAGAATGAATACATCGTCCTCTGCGGGCCGACCTCGGCATTTCTCTACCGGCAGGATGAGCCTATCGAGGAGATCAACTATCCCGCCACCGGCACAGCGTCCGACGAGATCATCGAGCCCACGGACAGCGTTTCGACGATACAGGCTTTCAACCGTTTCTACCTCCTCCGCGAGGCCGACATGACGCTGCCTGGCTGGGATTGGAAATACACCACCGCCAGCGGCATCGCGGTCTCTGGCACTACGGCCACCGTCCACATCACGGCCCATGGCCTCGCGGCCGGACAGCGCGTGCGGATAGAGGAGGGGAGCCAAGCGGCTTTCCAAGGGCATGAGTATGACATCCTCACCGCTACGGCCAATGCCTTCACCCTCGCCGTGCCCGCTGGCACATTGCCGGATGTCGCCGCCGACATCGCAATCCGCCGAGTAAAGCCCCCGCTGTGGTGGGATGGTTCCTTGAGTGAGTTTGTGCGGGCTGATGCGGGAGTCCCCGCCGCAGGCGTGACCTTCAAGACCCTGCGCTCCACCGGCTGGGCCAGCTACATCGGAAACAGACTTTGGATTCCTGATGGCCGCGACACCGTGGCCATCTCGGATGTTCTCGACCCCGACCTCTACGACCCTTTTTTCCAATCCTTCCGCGCCAACCAGGGTAGCAACGACTACCTCGTCGCCATTCACCCATGGGTCGAAGGCCAAGCGCTGGTCTTCCTACGCAACTCGATCTGGCTTGCCAACCTCACCGACACCAGCAACGCCACCGGCACAGATTTCACGGTGGACTCCGCCGTTTCCAAGCTCACGCTCCTCACCGACGAGATCGGCTGCGTAGCCCGCCGCTCGATCCAGACCGCCGGTCAGTTTGTTTTTTTCCTCTCCGACGCCGGAGTTTACCGCCTCGACACCCAGCTCGATCTCAAGTTAAGGGCGAATACCCAACCCCTCTCCGACCCCATCGCCGACCAGATCGACGAAATCAACAGCGACTACGCGCACCTCGCCGTAGGCCGGTGGTGGAATAACCGCT